ATCATTTAATTTATCTAAAAATTCTGTTATTGTATATTGTTTGTTCTGTTCATCTTTTATCTGTAATGAATCTAATAACTCTGGTTTAGTATTTACTATCTTACTCAACAAATTTAATCCTAACGACGGATAAAACGTATTAAAACTCTCCTCACCCAACATATTAGTTTCATACATCGAGTCCTTTTCTCCGTCACCTTTTAGTAATAAATAGTAAATCACTTTAAAGTTTTTAATACCTTATCATTAAAAATTTCTATACCATCGGCTAGATTTGACTCCCAATCCTCATGTGCTTGTTCATCAGCTCCATCTGTTATGTATTTAAACGATATGAAAGGAACATCATAATAATAACAAACTTTAGCTAACGCATAGGCTTCCATATCGACAACCTCACCATAATAGTTTGTTTTATCCTCTACAAAGTTATCACCACTACCACAAGTTGCGTTTCTACCTATCGGATTAAATTCACTTGTTGATTTAATCGTGATGGGTGGATTGTCCTCAAATGGTGTTTCACCTTTCATAAAACCGAGACCTGTCACGTCCATGTCCCTCTGAATAAATTTAGTACAATCCACTAATTGTTTCTTCTTAATTTTTCTACTTCCTGCTGTTCCATAATTGATTACTAAACTATATGGTATGTAACTACCAAGTTTACCAAATTTTCTAGTTAATGCAAACGTAGCATTAACCTTACCAACACCCGTATATAATACGTCATAATCTTTTAGTTTTTCTTGTGTCTCTATCTCAAGAGCACAAACTATTAGTATTTTCTTATCTAACTCTTTTGCAGCTCCGTATGAATCACTCATATTCTATCACCGATTTTACATTAAGGTCAAAGTTTTCTGTTCTTGGTACGAATAATAAATCTACTAATACAAGGTTATCAATAATCTCATAACCAACCTCTTTTGCTAACTGATTAGTAGCTTGAAGTGTACCACCAGTAGCTAATACGTCATCTACTATCACGACTCTGCTACTATCAAGATGTTCGACGTGTGCCATTTCTAATGTTGCACTTCCGTACTCTAAATCATAACTAATGGTATGTTTAGCAGTTGGTGTTTTTCCCTCTTTTCTAGCACAGACCACACCACCACCAAAATGCATTGCAAGAGCTGATGCAAAAACAAATCCACGAGATTCAATACCTATCCAATAATCAGGTTTATTAACCAAATTACCCATATCTATTACAGCCGACCTAAACATTTTTTTATCCGATAATAATGGTGATAAATCTTTAAAACCCACACCATCAATAGGAAAGTTTGGTATCTCTGTAATGTAATTTTTAAACGACATTTATTAAGTCCTTTTCATACGTTTTTAGTGAATTAATATTAAATTTAAATATATCGTACTCCATATCACCAATATCACCACTATCTTTAAGTATATCTGACATATTAACTATTATCTGAAAATTATTACTATTGAGTTGTTTAGCGTCAAACTCTACGATGATGTTATTATTTTTTTCATTGTTGTATTGTTTAATTCTATCTGATAAATTAAAGGCTGTATTTTTCTGTTCGTCTTTTACATAGTCAGTATAGTCACAATCAACATATATTGTAGAACACCATGGTTCTAATTCTTTCAATAAATTTGTATCACAATTTTTGACGACAAAACCAACGTCATATTTAGGTGGTACAATGGGATACATCATATCATCATGTTGAACCATATGACCCCATTTACGAATAAAATTTCTTGTACTACGTAGATTCTGTGCTAACCACTCTGATGATTCTCTACCTTTCATAAACACTTGACCTGCTGGATTACGAAGTGCTCCATCTTTGAACCTACTACCTCTACAAGTCATGTGATATACAAAACCTCTCCAAGTCTGAACCAAATCATAACCAGCTAACACGAATCTATTAAAAATATCACTATCCTCTTTTGATTGTGGTGCGTATAATGGGTCGTGTCCATTTATATCTTGAAAATCTTTCTTGTATATAGCCCAAGGAGCGAATATACCATTACTTGATTCTTGTGGTGGTTTATATTCATCAATAAATTTCATAAGTTCAGATTCTTTGAACTCTTCAGGTTCTATACCAAAATCTCTCAATACTTTTTCTGGTCCATCAGGATGTAATGGTGGTTCTATTCTTGTAGCTGATACTACTGTTCCAGGTTTTATTAGTTTTAAAATTTGTTCATCAAGGTTAGGACAAGCATACATATCAGCGTGATATATCATCACGATATCATTCGTAGCATAATCGTTAACTAGTGTATCATATAAAATAGTGTGTCCTAATCTCGTTGGCCCTTCATTTCTATGAATCTTAACGTTGGGGTCTCTCTCCGCTATCTCTTGCATCCATTCCCAAGTACCATCATCTGAGAAATCATCTGCCCAACATATCTCGTGATGAGAACCTAAGTTCTTTCTGATACTATCATAAGACCACTTTAGATATTTTAGATTATTTCTACTTGGTTGAATAAAACTTATTGGTTTCATATTTTCTTTCCATATTTCTTCCAAATCTTTAAAATAAAAATTTGGTTTAACCACGGCGTTGTGTCTGTCTATCGTATATAACTCTTCTATTGGATATACACTTTCTAGGTCGATTAAACTCCAATCGTTTTTTTGACTACCATCACCTGTTATAATAATATTTATCGGAACAAAATCGTAAAAGAACATTTTTTTTTCACGAGCTAGTTCTAATAACTTTGTATATGTTAGAGTAGACCTAACATCTTCATTAAATTGATATTCAGTTCTAGATAATGGTGTCCCTCTTTGCATTTTATAACCTATTATATCATCACCATCTTTTATCAATGAAACTAAGGCGGGAGCTATCTCATCAAAGAATCCAGCTTCATAAGCTTTTATGAAGTTTTCTCTACGACAATAATCTTTATCAAATATTTTATAATAAAAATCGTTATCTCTTAGAACCATTCTACCGTGATTAATACCGTCAACGACTCTACCTTTTTTATTTAAAATAACCTCACACGAATCTATATCTATTTCACTTAGTTTTGTAAACACTACTCCACATGACCCTTCCAAGCTGAGTATGATGATAAGTCTTTATATTTCCAAGAACCTCCAGTATCATCATTTTGTTTTGGTAATTTGTTAAATAAATCTATACCCCTAGCAGCTTGTTCTGGTGGCATGTAATAGTTCCAACCCAATATATCTATATCATCTATAGAGTCATGTGGTTCTCTATTATCTCTACCCTCATATCTAGCTCTTTTAAACCAATTAGCCGCATCTTTATCGTCAGTTAGTATCATACCACCTTTTGCTATAGCTAAAACCTTTCTTATATGAAAAGATAAACAATGATAAGTTCCTTTAATATACATACCCTCGGTGAATCTAGTTGCTCCATCAACAACTGGATAAGGGTCTAACTGATAAACTCCACTCCAATCAAAATCCTCAAATTTAATTTTACAACCTGCGTGTATTACCAACCCTGGAACTGATAAATATGTTTTTTTAGGTAACGTTATGGTTCCCTCAGCGTTTAAATATTTTAAACACATGAACATACCATTTGTACAATTATCTACAGATACTGCATATTTACTACCAGCGTATTTAGCTATTTTATCCTCAAAAGCATCAACAACGTCCCAAGGGTCTTTGATATCATAACCCTCATCATTTAAAACTGGTATTATTTTTTCTAATGTCTCGTACATTTATAACTCCTTGTAATAACTACCAACAACGAATTTATTAGAATTTGACTCTGATTCTAATTCGTAATTTGGATTATATTTTGATAATGGCATCACTCTGAAATCAAAACTAAATCTAGTTAAGTTAGTTTTATTTGGTTTGTTACCGTGATGACATTGATTTCCATTGAACATAATATATTCACCGTAAGAAAGTTCTACTGGTTTAAAATCTAACTTCCAAGGTTCACTCTCAACCCACATAGTATTAGTCCCATAACATCTAGTTAACGGTAAGAAAAAATTCTTTTCACCTAAAGGATGTTTGTGTAGTGGGTCTGAATCAAAATGCCAAGTGTGTACAGCTTGATTGTCTTTTGGCAAATGAACTCTGAAAGATGGTAGATATTGATAGTGAAATTTCTCATCAAATATAGGTTTTATCTCATCATGAATAAATTTATCATAAGCATCATACAATTCAGTCCAATTATCATTTAGTTTTTTATAAAACTTATCGTGAAAGTCTGTTGTATTTTCATTATGTATATTGAGTTTTCTATAATCATCTTTGACTAATTCTGGATTATGTTCATGAATTTTTTCTAAGTTGTCAACCTCAAATAAATCTGATACCATCTCTTTGAATTTATACTTATTAACGTCAAATGAAAATTTAATCATACCAAATCCTATTCTGTTTTACTTCATCCCATTGTTTTGTAATGTTCTCTTTTGGCATAGCACATTTTAAATCTGAGAATCTTACCATACCATTATTAAAATCATAATAACCCTCATAAAAATTAGGTATCATTTTTTTTCTCCAAGGGATGTCGTGTTTACAATCATCACCTTTCTCTAAAAACTCTTGTACACGGTCTGTAAACCAATCAGTTCTATAAACAGCTTCAGAGGACACTCTCTTATGTGGAGCATATTTACCACTATAGAACCAAACTGTTTTACCCTCACGATAACCTGGTGATGGATATCTACCCCAATTTTGTATGACTATTTGAGATGCTTGGTCTTCTGGATTTGGTAAATAACCATCAGCACAAATTTGTGTGTTGTACTTTTCAATGTGATTCATTAAAATATAATCTACATCGTTTTCAACCAAAGATTCATTAACTATGTTCTGCCAATCTTGTTTTGTTAGAAATAACTCTTGGTCTTCATTAATGTATAACACGTATGGTGTTGTGACTTCATTAAGTAATGCACGAGTCACTAAACCCCAATCCAACTCTAAGTTATGGTAAAAATTTAATTTAGGAAAGTGTTCTTTGTAGATTGAATGAATTTCTTCAAAGTTTTCTTTGTGATTATAATTCACTATAAATGGATAGTCACCCCAAACCTCAGCCACTTTTGGTGTATTTTTTTTGACTAACTCTAATCTTTCTGGAACCGTGCAAATAAAATTTTGCATTACTGTAATCATTATTTCCAATCATCTCCAAATTTTTTACCAATTGGTTCGTAAGTTTTTGGGTCTACTTGCTCCTTATCCAATGGGTCATTACTATCAAACCGTCTACGATAAATTGTTTTACCATCTGGTGATTCATAAATATATTTAGTGTTAGGATTAATCATTTCGTTTATCCACTTATAAGTTTTTTTCATACCGACTTCTAATTTCTGTGTTGGACTCCAACCAAGTTTTTCTTTTATCAAAGTATTATCTGAATTACGACCACGAACACCCAAAGGCCCCTCTATGTTAATTATCTTAACTTTTTTACCAGATATTTTTATAATCATTTTAGCGAAATCATTTATGGATATAACCTCGTCAGAACCAATGTTTAGTGGTTCTGTACAATCAGACTCCATTAATCTCCTAACACCATCCACACACTCATCAATATACAAGAAAGACCTTGTTTGTTTACCATCACCATAAACCTTTATCTCACCATCGGACTTTATTACTTTTCTACACAAGGCAGCTGGAGCTTTTTCTCTACCACCAACATAAGTTCCCTCTGGTCCGAAAATATTATGGAATCTAGCTATTCTAACATCAAAACCATAGTTTTTTCCATAAGCTAGATATAATCTCTCACTAAATAGTTTTTCCCAACCATATTCAGAATCTGGATTACCTGGATAAGCCATATCTTCAGTTAATGCTGGTACATCTATCTTTAATTGATGTTCTTGTGGATACATACAAGCTGAGGATGAATAAAAAACTTTTTTGACTTTGTGTCGTTTCATTGAGTCAACTATGTTAAGATTAATCATAGCTGAATTGTGCATTATATCTGAGTCATTTTCACCAGTAAATATGAAATCTGCTCCACCCATATCAGCTGCTAATTGGTAAACTTCATCAACACCATCTACACAAATGTCCACCACGGATATATTTCTTAAATCACCTTTTATAAACTCATCAGCTTGACTTTTACTAAATTCAGGATAAACTAAGTCAACTCCTCTGACCCAGTATCCATCTCTCTTCAATCTACTAACTAAATGGGAACCAATGAAACCACCTGCTCCACACACTAATGCTTTTTTCATTTTAATAACTCCTGTACGTAACTTTTATCAATTTCAATATTTGTATTGTTGTTTATAATATATATAAAGTCAGCCGTGTTAGTTAAATTATTTTTTACGTATTCTATGTGTCTAGTTTTATGTGGTTGCCAAACCCACTCAATAAATCTTAAAACTAAATCATCTGTTTCACAAGGAAAATTAGCTTCAAAAGTTCCTTGATTTTCAAACATTACTGGCCAACTAAAAGTTTTTTTGACTTTTCTGTCTATGATGTCATTAAAAAAATTATCACTAATCTCAATTTTGTTTGTTTGATGATGAAACTTCTGTAGGTATGGGGAAGTATCTAATAAATCAAATCTGAAGTTAATGATATTATTATATCCATAGGGTTCATTCTTTTGATTATTACCTTGTGGTATTAAATCAATGTGATGTCTAACCTCTTTATTTTTTTCTATTATTCTATAACCGAGAGAATCATATTCTGATAATCTATCGACAATTTTGTCTCGTAAAACTTTTCTATCTTTACACAAAAAATCTAAATCATCATCGTCTACATAATTTGGAAATGAATTATTATCTTTTATGATAACATAATCATCATAGTCAATTGTGTTTATTATTGTTGATAAATCTATTAGATTCGAGTAACCACGATGTTTGAAAGCTCCGTTCATAATAAAAGCTTTAATCGTTTTCTCACCTCGTTTTTTTTCACAAGATATTCTATGAGCTCCATCCCACCCACCGTATAAATGTCCAGTTTGTTTAACCTTAACATATTCGTTTTCATATGGTGGTTCTAAATAACTAAATGTTTTTTCAAACTCTAAAAAATCTTTTGGTGACATATACCCAGCTTTGGCTCTTCCTAATCTAACCATTAACTCATGATATTTTCTGTAAGGTTCAGTATCACCACATATTGCTTTATATACTGGTGAATTCTCTATCTTGGTTGGATGGTCTTTTCCATTTTCATCAAATAACCTAAAATAAATTTTATCTATTTCTATTTCTTGTATCATTTAATTATATTTCTTCCCCACAATGTTTATTATATCTTCTAAAAACTTCATGGTCATGTCCTCTAAACAATGTCCTCTTTACATCTAGTTTTAACATCTCTGAAAATCTTTTTGTGACCACATGACCACTTAATCGGTAAGTACCATCCCCTCTTGACTCTCCTAATTTTTTAAACTCTTCGTCATTAGTTAAACTATCATATAAAAAACCAAACTTATTCATATCAACTGAGTTTGACATGAACCAAAAATCTAAAAAACCAACTCCAGCTTTTGTAGTTTTATCATATGGGCCAAACTTACCTCCACCATTATGATTCCAATTTGAAACATAAAAATATTTGTTATCATAATCCTCAAAATTTATGTCTGTAAACCATAACAAGTCAAGTCTTGAAATCATAACCATGTCGTATTCAAATTTATTATCTGACTCATATTGTTTTTTTAAATCAACACTTTGTTTCATACTATAAAATCTACTATAGAAGTTATTACTAGCCGTTCTTGATGAACCGTGTCTTTTTACATTAATGTTATTAAAATCAATTTGAGGTTCAAATAAATAACTAGTTGGATTATAACACTCTATTAATTTATTTTCTGCGTTAACAGACCAACTGTGAATGAATACGTCAACATCATTTATATTAATGATATGTTTTTTATACTGATTAGATATTATATCAACATCAACCATATCACCAGCTCCATCAGGACCTTTTGTCCCACCAACTATTCCTGATAAACATAATGCTATTTTTTTACGCTCCACTAAAACCCTCAATACATTGTTTACAATGTTTATTTCTCCAATACTCACCTTTTAAATGTATGGATTTTAATTCTCTCATTTTTTCACCATTATAAAGTTCTTGTATGGTATTATCTTTTATGTTTCCTAGTGGCATCTCTTCAGCTAAAAAAGTACAACATGGTAAAACATCTCCTCGATGAGTTACTACTATTTCTTTGAATGGTGCGGCACATCTAAAATATCCCCTTTTGTCCTCGGTAGTTTTACTATGTACATCTGAGTTATCTGGAAATGGATTCACCATCTCTTGTATACCAATCATCTCGACTTTATCTTTCCAAAACTCTATAAAATCTTCAAGTTCATGTTCATTAATATTAGTTCTAACGAAATTAACTCTTATCAAAGGAGTGATTGAGTTCATCTCTTTTCTAATTTTAATAAATTTATCTATATTTTCTAAAACTTTGTCATATTTACCACCAACTCTTATTTTATCATAAGTTTCTTGAGTAGTAGCATCAATTGAAAACTGAACTCTACACAATCCAGCTTCTATTAATTCACGTATCATACTTTCACGAACTATCGTAGCGTTTGAACTAAAATATGTATCCACAATACCAGCGTCCATAGCATATTTTACAAATTTAGGTAAATCTTTTCGTATCATTGGTTCATTTACGTATGATAAATTAATAGCTTTTAAACCTTTTTTAATACCATCATCAACTAAATGTTTAAATATGTGAAATTCCATCCTTTTATTTCTATCTTTTCTATAATCTTCAATACCCATGGGACACATTGGACAACGTAAATTACAAGAACCATTAAGTTCAAAATCAACTTGTACTGGATAGTCCATATCTTCTAAGTTTTGAGCTCTGTTGTAAATATCTCTGTAATTTTCCCATCTCTCGACTCCAACAACCTCAGCCAACATATCCATTTTCTCTCTACCAATGATACCAGTTAATTCGGTTTCTTTTCTATCTATTTTATAATCACTCATAATTTATCCACAAATGTTAAATTATCAACACCAGCACCTACTGATAATCTAATCCAAGTCATTCTATCATCACCAGGTATTTTTACTGGTGTACCAGTTTTTTTATCACCACTTTTAAAAGCTAAATCACAACCATCTAATATTTTTACGACCCTTGAATTGTCTCCGTTTTTTTCGTGGAAATGTATAGAATTTGTATGAGAATTTATAACATCGTAATTTTTACTCTCTAAAATTTTACACAAAGAGTCTCTTGAATTTATGGTCTGAGTAATATAATTATCTACCTCACCAATATTTCCTAAAATATGTCTAGCAAATTTAACAGATAAATTTGTTAGTGGATATGTGAGTTGCACTTTAGTTACCACCTCTATTAGTTTTTTATTTCCTAATAAATAACCAACTCGTATACCAGCTGCTCCAAAAGCTTTTGAGAATGTTCTAGATATTACTAAGTTGTCAAATTTATTTAATAATGGTAACGCTGTACTCGGTGCAAAATCAATGTAAGCTTCATCAATTAACAAAATAATATTTTTATCTTTACAAGTTAAACAAAGTTTTTCCAACTCATCATTATTTTTGTACTCACCTATAGGACTAAATGGATTTGATATTATAACTAATCTAGTTTTATTATTTATTTTATTTATTAATTTATCTAAATTAAATATAATTGAATCATCATATTCAACTCCAATGTGTTCACCACCAAAAATTTTACCATAAATACCATACATAGGATAACAAGGAACTGGTGAAACTAAGTTATTTCCCTTAGTCATAGTAATTTCACAAAGAGATTTTATACAAGCACCTGAACCAGTTGATAAATAAACATTCTCTCTTAATAGTCCATTGTATTTTGCTATATCATCTTTTAGTTGGTCATACTCAGAATAAGATGGATAAGTGATAAAATCTTCTTGATTGATTGTATTAATAAAATTTTGAAAATAAGTTTTTGGAAACGAAGTTGTTCTCTCCGCCATATCAAATCTTTTATTTTCTAATTTTGTTTTTCGTGGTATAAACAATCTAGTGACACTATCTAACCATTTATTATAATTCATTCTATTCCCTTATTAAAATCAGAATATAAATCAGAACCTTTTAACTTATCAATTATTTTTTGTAAATTAGTCTCAATAAACTGTTGTCTAAAACTAGTAGCATTATCATAAATGTCTTGATTAAATTCTTTAACATCATGTCTAGCACCAAGAACGATAGATTTCCTATCCTTCGAAGTTTTATTAGATGTTGAACCATGAACTATTTTATCGTTAAAAATTAACATATCACCAGCTTCCATTTCACAATATAAATGTTCACAAGAATCATGAACTAGTTTCATCCCATCTGCATCAACTCTTCTCTTATGTCCAAAATTACTGTCTATCATGTCATCGTAATTTAGCGATTCAATCTCATGTGACTTTTTATATATTTCTAAACAACCATTTTCTTTTGTTTGTTTATCTAATGGTATGTAAACTCTAAACAATTTTTTCCAATCATGGATTGGTGAGTAACCTGGTGCGTAGGTATCAATATTAAAAATTTCTCTGTGCCATTCTACGTCAGGCCCTATCCATCTAGCTTTATTATTAATCATCATATTCGGAAATACGTAATTATCACTATTAAATAATTTTTTACAAAAGGAATTTAAAACCTCGTTGTCAGTTATCTGTTTAAAAGGGCCTTTGTCAAGAAGACTTCCCCAACCCCAAGGTATTTTACTGAATGGAATATAACGTTTAACCTCTAAACTATCTACGTAATTATTTAAATCTGAAATAACTTTAGAATCTAAACCAGTTTTTTTATTTGGTATTATTACAAAACCTTCTTTTTTAAAGTTTTGTATAATAGACTCTACGTTCATAGTGGAAACTCCAAACCTGTATATAGTTCAAATTGTTTTGATGCTTGTAATCTAGCTAACTCTTTACCTGTTCTAGTACTAACCAAACAATTAATAAAATCATTTGATGGATGAATCTTTGAGGTAATATCAACTGGTGTACAATTATAAATAACCGAATCTCTAATATTTTCTATTTCTCCCCAATTTTCTCTAGTAATAGTCTCTGTATTTATACCAAAAATAGGTGACTTCCAATCAACTGACGCCCATCTAACAGCTTTAGAATAACCACCGTCACCAATAATAAAAAGGTCTTTTCTCATATCAAATTTACTAAGATAAGTTTTTGCTGCAAAATAATCTGTATTATAAGCTTTCAGAACTCCACCATCATTAATAACAGTATTAGCCGCTCCTATCTCTTCAATACCTGTATCATAAACACCAACATAATCAAGAACCTCTATCTTATAAGGCATGGTTATTGCAAAACCTTTAATACCTAAAGTTAAAACTGAATCTATAGCATCTTTTATGTTACTAACAGAAAAGGATTTATAGATTTTATTTAAACCATAATAGTAAAAAGCTGTGTTCATCATTTGACAACCAGTGTTACCAGCTTCTTTAGCGAAAGAACAATATATTTCCGTGTCTTTATTTATCCATTGATTCATTTAAAACCCTCTTAGTAATTTGACTAGAACTTAAACCATATTTTTCATACAAATCTGATGGTGGAGCTGATTCTGGGAAGATATCATTTAATCCTATCCGTGTGACTTTTTTAGGATAATTATCCGTTAATACTTCTGAAACAGCTGAACCAAGTCCACCTACGATTGAATGGTCTTCAACTGTAAATAAATATTCACTAATTTTGGCTGATTCAATAATAATTTCCTCATCAATTGGTTTTAGTGTTGGAATGTTTATGACTCTCACGTTGTAATCTGAATTACGAGATATTTCTTTACTAGCCGTTACAACATCTCCTAATACACAACCCGTTGAAAAGATAGTTATATCACACTCTGGCCAAGTTTCAAATACAACTTGACCCTTTCCAAACTCAAAAGGTATATCTACATCTTGTACTGGTTGTCTACCAAGTCTTAGATAGTGAGGTGAATCTAGTTCTGTTTTACACAAATACTCAATAACTTTTATAGACTCTGAATAAGATGCTGGATTTAGTATTTTCATATTTGGTAAAGCTCTCATAATACTAACATCTTCCAAACCCATTTGAGTAACTCCATCTTTACCAATGGCCATACCAACATGAGTACCCACTAATATAACTGGTCTATTAGGATATGCTAAACTACATCTTATTTGGTCATATCTACCTGTTAAGAAAGAACCAAATGAAGCTAGA